AGTTAGTTGGGAATAACCGTTTGTTAAATTTTTAACAATCTGATCGAAAAGTCCCGCCTTAGTTAGTTGGGAATAACCGTTTGTTAAATTTTTAACAATCTGATCGAAAAGTCCCATAACTCGGACGTATAAAATCTCCATCCCGAACGCAACAAAAGTCCATGTTAATCTGTACCTAGATATGGTACAATAAGTGTGGGAGATAACTTCCATCTCCTAATTTAGACGCTTCAACACAACACAAAACAAAGGAGTATTCATCATGCGTAAGTATTCTATCACCCGCCGTTCCATCGTCACCACTGCCACCGTCAAGGCCGTCAACCTGAACACCTTTGAAGTGGTTGATATGACTGTCACTCTCGAGGGCGCATTTGCTGACAACTCTGCCGCACTCAAGGCCGTTCAGAAGGTCTGGGAAAATGACGAGTTCAACCCTGTTGCAGTTACCAGTCTGTCTTGCAAGGTCAAGACCTATGGCATGACTGCCGCCCAGTGGTTTGAAAACGCCGATGTTATTGAGGAAACCGATATCACCCCCGAGGAAGCGGCCCAGTTCGGCAAGCGTCAGAAGAAGTCTGACGAGAACGCACAGTAAGTTTATCCATCCAACAAACACATAACAAATAAGGAGTATCACTATGAATATCATCGCCAAGTCTGCTAATGTCGTATCCGCTTTCGACCTGTACAAGCTCGTGCAGTCCCCCGAGCGCAAAAAGCTGACCGATGTCAAGGGCCAGACCATTGAGCTGGACAAGTGGGTGCTGTACACTGAGCCCGACAAGGACGGTAAGGAAATGAGCCTGCTGGCCCTGTCTACTGTTGACGGTACTGCCTACTGCACCAACTCTGCAACGTTCTGCCGCTCCTTTGAGAGCGCCGTGGCAACCTTCGGTCAGTTCGGCGAAGAGTTCCACAAGATTCATGTCACCACCGCCACTTCCAAGAACGGTCGTGACTACATCGACTGTGTGGTTGTTGGTTAATCACACAGGTAAACAACTAATTAAGAAGAAAGGCTAAGTTCTTCTTAAATAAAATCACTTACAGTTCCCGGCTGGTGGGCCAATTCACTGGCCGGGATTCTTTTATAAAGGAGATGAATAAATTGTGAATCATCGCCAACAAGTAGCCGCTATGCACGCAAGAGAGCTGGCAAATGCCAAACAGCAGTTGTTGCTAAAGGTGAACCAGTATATTCAAGAATTGAGGGCAGAAGGTGGCACAGCAGAAGTAACGCCACAGATACAGCACTTGATTGAGCTGGATAAATATAGATTGCGTGATGTTCAGAAAATGCAGCAGATTGCAAGTGACCCACAAAAAGTTAAAGAGTATGTGTATGCTAAGAATGCACAAGGGCAAGTGATTAGTGGCGAAAAAGCTATAAATCGTTATCAGTCTTATCAGAATTCAGCTATTGCAAAGCCAGCAGACCAATTTAATAAAACAATAGAGACCTTCATTGACACAGTTCAAGATATGTTCGTTGATATGAGCGCATATAATGAGTTTACTCGCAAGTTGAATGCTCTTGTTAATCAAGATATCAATGAACCTACTGACGAAGAATGGTTTGTTACACACGGCTCATATCTGGCCAAATTGGATAATCCAAAAACGATTGAAGAATCTAAGAAGTGGTTCATGCACTTAAACTATGATTATACTAAAGAGATGGAAAAAGCCTTTTATACCTTGCTAGAACAGGAAGGTGCAAAGGAGGTCGCTAGGCGTATAAACGAGAACTTAACGAAAATTATGGAAGCGGCTGTCATTGTTGCAATTGGATATAAAGAACAAGCGGGTTCTGCTATTCAAGATGTTTTATTGATTTTTGCACCAAGAGCGACACGAGAACAAATGCGTTCAATGCAAGAATTGTATGACGGACAATTTGGACATAATGAGGAATGATATCTAATGTCACGTTCCGAAAAGTGGCGAACCTTTAGTGCTGACTTTGAGACAACAGTTGAAGAGAATACGAGACAACAGACAGCGACTGAGGTGTGGAGTGCCGCTAGTGTTGAACTGTGGACTGAGGACGTTATGGTTTTCCATTCCATTGGTGAGCTGTACGAGTATTACGTATCATTGAATGAGAACATTGTGGTATACTTCCACAACCTCAAATTTGATGGAAACTTCTGGTTGTCGTATCTACTCTGTGACCTCAAATTCAAGCAAGCCTTTGACCCAGCACCAGACCAGAAAGGCGGCAAGTTCAAAAAGAACTGGGAAATGCCTGACAGGTCGTTCAAATACGTTATCTCAGATATGGGCCAATGGTACACCATGACTATCAAAGTGAATGGACACTACATTGAACTTAAAGACAGTCTTAAACTATTGCCATTCAGCCTTAAACAAATCGGTATCAGTTTCAAGACCAAACACCAGAAACTAGATATGGAGTATAAAGGACACAGATACGCTGGTTGTCCCATCTCTCAAGAAGAACTAAAGTACATTGCAAATGACGTTCTAGTTATCAAAGAAGCACTTGAATTTATGTTCTCAGAGGGACACAAGAAACTGACAATTGGTTCTTGCTGTTTGGACGAGTTCAAGAAGGGGAACACAGTCGGAGACGATTACAGCACGCTGTTCCCAGACCTGTACAAAATACCACTTGACCCAGAGGTTTATGGTTCTAGCACAGCTGGTGAATGGATTCATAAATCGTACAAAGGTGGCTGGTGTTATCTGGTGAAAGGCAAAGAGTGCAAGGAGTATAGAAATGGTGTTACAGCAGATGTGAACAGCCTGTATCCATCTGTAATGCACTCTGAATCTGGCTCAGATTATCCTATTGGCAAGCCTAAGTTCATTCATGTTGAAGCAAACGAAGGTGATATCTGGGACGCATACAATTGCCCTATCAAATATGACCCGTTCTGGTTTCAGCCGACAGAAAAGCCTAAAAAGCTGTGGGAATACGGAAAGTTCTATTTCTTCCGCATTAAGACCCGGTTCTATCTGAAACCCGGTAAGTTACCTTTTGTACAGATTAAAGGTTCTTGGATGTACAAAGGAACAGAAGCACTGGAAAGCTCAGATATTGTTGGTAAAGACGGTATTCCACGTTCCGAATACTATGACATTGATGGTAACTTACACGATACACGAGTTGAGCTTACATTAACACAGACAGATTTCATTCTACTGCGTGAACACTACAATCTAGTTGATTATGAACTACTTGATTACTGTGAGTTTGATTCAACTATTGGCCTGTTTGACGAGTACATTGACAAGTATGCCGCAATCAAAAAAACAAGCAAAGGCGCTATGAGACAACTTGCAAAACTATTTCTAAACAACTTATACGGAAAAATGGCATCTAGCATGAACAGCTCTTTCAAAGTTGCGTTTGAAAAAGATGATGGTTCTGTTGGATTTTACGAGGTGAACGAAAATGACAAAAAACCCGGATACATTCCAGTTGGCTCAGCTATCACTAGTTATGCCCGCAACTTTACCATTCGAGCGGCTCAACAAAATTATTACGGAAAGGACAAGCCCGGTTTTATCTACGCCGACACAGACAGTATACACTGTGACCTGCCGCCTGAGCAGTTAAAAGGCATTACAGTGCACCCAACGAATTTCTGCTGTTGGAAGCTAGAATCTAGCTGGGATATCGGCTGGTTTGTGCGCCAAAAGACGTACATTGAGCACGTTGTAGCCGAGGACTTAGAGACGATAGAAAATCCTTATTACAACATCAAGTGCGCAGGAATGCCAAAAAAGTGTAAAGACCTGTTCGCAGAATCCTTTGATAACAAAGTTGCAGAGGACATTGAGAACGGAATAAATCCAAGAAATGAGGAACAAGCACTATCCGATTCTAAACTTACACCAGAAGAGATTGCATTTCTTAGTAAAACAAGAACATTCAAAGATTTTAAGACCGGTTTAACAGTTCCCGGTAAACTACTGCCTAGAAGAATCAAAGGTGGTGTGTTGCTGGTGGACACTGATTTTACAATGAGGTGATATAATGGCAAGAAAATTTTCAAGTCTTAAAGACCTGTATGCAACTTTATTCTTTGCAGGAAATGCACGTTTTGATTTATACAGTAGTTCTGGTTTAATTCGAGCTGGTTGTAGCTGGTCTGACATTTCCAAGTCGTACAAGGGTGCTCAGGTAGCAACCCTTTGGATTAAAGAACTTGATTTCGCTGGTTGCATTATGGATTGTGAGGTGCATTTTAAATGACTATTGAAGAGTTTTATCAGTCCTGCCAGAATTGTGGCTGGAAAACCGAGTTTGAGCTGTGGAGTTTCTTCACGCTCCTGTATCGTGGGCGGTTTGACCCAATGAAGAACCAGTTCAGAAACCTTCATGTGAGCACGTTTGATGTTCGTAAAGGCAAAGTAAGAATACAAGTGAGGGAGTGCGTGAGATGATTACATTAGAGGAGTTTATTGCGTTCAGGTTTGGTGTGCGTGATAAGTGGCTAGGGTTACGCAATACGCATTTGATAAGGTCATTATTATTTTGAAGAGGTGAGTAACATGAAAGACTTGCGCAAAATCTGTGACCACTCGTATGACCAGAGAACTGGTGGTTGTGATTATATCAGCTGTAAGTACCACATCAAGCACTATCAGCCAGAACCAGATGACTGGTTTATCTTTCACAAGGTGACAGCGGTAAACGCTGGTGAGTGCTTACAGCAAGGGGGAACTCAGAATGGGTGATGGGATTATCCCTGATGCAAAAGGAGCGGCAAAAGAAAAGCTCAAAAAGAAGCACCTGTTAATCTGTATCCCCGGAGAGAACTATAACAGAAAATGCCTGTCTAAAGATTCACTCATGTATGTTGCCTATTCTCTTAACAGAGAGTATGTGCATCTGCCGGGCATCAACGATGGTGCAATTAAAGTTTCATCTCTGTCCAATGATATGCTGAGGTCTAAAGTTTTCATGTACCATATTGACACTAATAAGACGTTCACAGCAATAATTACTGGCTCTGGGTTTACACTCTGGTGCACTAAAGAAAAGGAGAATAAAAAGTGAGCGAAGTTATCGTGATTGCAATTGCGGCATCCTACTCTATTTACATCACGGTGTGCAGATACAAGTATAAACTTGACAAGTCGGTGTATATTTGTTATGCACTGTTGATTCTTGTGGCTCTGCTGTCGTTGAGGTGGTAATATAAGTGTTGAGACAGTAGACTGCTTTCTGGTTGTAAATGAATAAAACAAACCCCTCAAGTCGAACCCAACGGAACGGCAAGAGGGGTTTTCTATATCCTGTCTCTGAGGTGCACCAAAGCGCATTGCAGATACGAAACTACATAGCGGACGGTTCATCGCCGTTGCAAAACCCGCCTGTATCGGTGGTACTGTCTCAGAGGGATAAGCACTAATAAGACAGCGCTTTCAAGATAACTTCTTTGCATTGCAGATTCTTAAACCGGAAAGCGCCACGGTCGAAGAAATATCGCATCTGGTCTGTGAACGTCTTGTACGCATTGAGCATAACATAGTTCACTCTATGGTCGTCTGTTGTGACAGCCAGCTTGAACTTGTAAGTCAAGTCTGGTTTATCGTCACAGTAAATAACACCTGTGTCTGGGAACTCTCTCAACCCGTATTCCTTGTTCATGTATCGGATAGTTCCCAAGTAACGAGAAGCACCAGTAGGGCGTTCAATAAATGCAGAGCTGTCGTTCAGGTACACAGCCTGTGTTAAATATACATCGTATGTGTCGCCGCTGAACGCACTATTAAAAGCGGATTCAGCCTGTGCCTTAGAAGCGGCATCGACATATCCCTGTTCGAGTACCCAGCCAACACCACGCAGAAAGTTTACGTTGTCATTCAGCCGTGAGCTGATATTCATTGCAACGTAGTAAGGATTCAGCAAAGTAACAGGGTTAGACAACATATAAACAGGAACATATCGAGATTGAGCGCCCTGACCACGAGCAACAGAAGTGTGGATAGACCGGAACTTCTTTACTTCATCTGCGCAGTAATGGTTTGTTTCGCTCTGGAACTCGTCCATGAGCATCCTACTGGTATCTGAGAAAAAATGAGAATACTTCTTAATCTGGTCTGCCGCATTGATACTTACAGCATATCCACAAGGAACACCGTCAAGAAACAGTTCATGGTAAATGCCAGCGGCCCTGCGCTGAGAAGTCATTGCGTGTCCCTGATAGAACAGAACGCCGATATCCTTAAAGAATTTGTCAGCGCACCCATCAAGTTCATAGTTGAATCTATATAGCAACATGAACTTCTCTTTGTAGTTGATAAAGCGCTTGACGCAATACCGGTTGAACCAGGTAGTCTTACCGCCAGAACGGTTGGTGGTACACATATAAATCTCTGGCTTGTTGCCGTTCGTGTCCATCAAAGACAGTAGCTTTGTGCCGTCATAGAAGTCACCCATTGTCTCAGCTCCTTTTTAGGAATTATTCCTATTTGTTCCACATGGAACATTTTCTCTCTAAAATAATTATATCATACCTACTTCCATTTTTCAACTACCTATGGTATAATAATTATAGAAGCTAGACCGGAAAGGGGGTGAGCTTATGAGTACCGTCTATTCCGTTCCAGTGGAAGTAAAACTCGCTCTGGCCTTTATGGTAATTGACGTTTTCACCGGAGTGTTGAAAGCTGTCAAAAACAAAGAGTTGAACTCCACAAAGGCAAGGGAAGGAATTTACAAGAAAGCCAGTTTTATCCTGTTCATTGCGTTCGGCTATCTCGCTGATTATGCTATGGTCTATGTGAACTTGGGTTTCAATTTGCCTGCCGGCGCAACTATCTGCGCTTTGATTATCGTCACGGAAGCTATTTCTGTGCTTGAGAATCTGGGTCGGATTAACCCTGACATGGTTAAACTGGTTGCGCCGTTCCTGTCTGCACTGAACAAAAAAGAAGATGGTGAGCATATTGAACACTAAATCATATTATGTTTTTGACTACACCCTCAACCCTGATGAACAGTTGTCACCTCACTTCAAAGCGCATGAGTTTCGCTGTTCTGACTTATCCCGTGTCATTGTGCTAAACAAAGCACTTCTTGAACTTCTTGAAATTATCCGTAACCACTACAACAAACCACTTATTATCAACTCAGCATATCGCACAGTAGCTTACAACAGTTCAATTAAAAATTCTAGCCCTAAATCACAGCATATGTTTGGAAACGCCGCAGATATTAAAATCTCAGGTGTTACGCCATTACAGATGTACTCGTGGCTTAATTCTAAATACCCTAATTCGCTTGGACTTGGACTGTACAACACCTTTGTCCATGTGGATGTAAGAGAGGGAAAGTCACGATGGGACTGCCGAACACAAAAATAACGTTGCTGGTTTGCCAGCAGACAGTTATACTTGAAAGGAGCAAATTATGGAGCTTGCCGATTTCAATGCCAAGACACAGGAGCTTATCAAGCACTTGGGAGATAACGCAGACCAAGGCGAAGTAACCAACATCTTGGCAGAACTGACCACTGGTTTCAGTGAAGAGGTTGCCGCAAAAGCGACCGCTCTGCGCAGTGTGGATGACCTCACTGCTAAAAATGCGAAGTTGAAAGAGGACAACATGAATCTCTTCCTTCGTGTTACTGTTCCCGATGAACAGTTAAAGCAGGGTGTTCGCCCGGAAGAGGACAAAGACCCTATCAACCGCCTGTTTACCAATGGTCGCCTTAACATCAAGGGCTAAACATTTAGAAAGGATAGTGACAAAACTATGGCAACTGCTATCGACATTGTGAACGCAGTCATTGAGACTAGTTCCACGCTGAAAGATAACATTCCGCTTGCTACCAATGCCACTCTTCAGGCAACTGGTGGCGCTATCATGCAGTACACTCCCTTTATGAATGAGTTCATCAATGGTCTGGTGAACCGCATTCTGTTTCAGGAAGCGCACAACATGACCTATGACAACCCCCTTCGCATTTTCAAGGGCGTTGATATTCCCTACGGCACTGACGTGCAGGACAGCATTGCGAACCCCGCTATTGCTACTCCCTACGACAGCTCTGCAATGAGTGACGTTCTGTCTCCTGCTTCTCCTGACGTTAAAACCGTATACTACCGCCGCAACCGGCAGGACAAGTACAAGGTTACTGTCTATGATGCCGTTCTCGCTGGCGCTTTCACCAACGCCGATACCTTCAACAACTTCGTCTCGATGATTCTGAACACACTGACCAGTGGTGACAACATTGACGAGTTTAAGCTGATGAAGGGTGTTGTTGGTCAGGCTATCAACGATAACAACATCAACAAAACCATTCTGATTGCTGGTACTGACCACCGGGCCTTTGCTGAATCCCTTGTCACCGACCTGCGTGCCAAGTATCTTCAGTTCCAGTTCCCCTCTACCAAGTACAACTGCTATCAGAAGATGGCTGTATCTAAGGGCATTGCAAACGCAACCCCCCTGACCACTTGGACTTCTCCTGACCGTATCAGCGTTCTGGTTCGTGCTGACGTTGCCGCCTACACTGACGTTGAAGTTCTGGCTAAGGCGTTCAACATGAGCAAGGCTGACTTCCTTGGCCGTCAGGTGATGGTTGACAGCTTTGGTGATACCGGTGATGCCGCTAAGACGCTGGCAGTCATCGCAGACAACACCTTCCTGCGTACCCACGACAACCGCTTCCAGATGGCCGAAACCCCGTACAATGCAAGCACTCTGAGCCGCACCTATTTCCTGCATCACTGGGAGACTATGGCTTGCAGTCCGTTTGCTAATGCGTGGGCATTCATCGAAAAGCAATCTTCATAACGTAACTGCTCCATAATTTTCTCTCTTACGGTAGCTGGTTGAGCTTTAGACCAGTGAGGGCGGGACAGGGGCAAGAGAGGTACAAATTATGTTTACACCAACAACTGCTTTAAGACTACTCGACACTCCACTCGAGAGTGATTATAGAAACACATTGTGGTTTCCTAATCGAGAAGCGCAGACTTCCTACTTCTTAGGAAGAACGATTAAAACCTACGATAACTTCCAGTACATTAAAAAGAATAACACTATTGTTGTGGACGGCGAAGTGGACTTGCTGTATAACTGCAACTACATCATGTACCAGAACAACAACTTCACCAATAAATGGTTCTATGCCTTCATTGATAGAATCGAATGGGCAAGCAATAGTTCCGTCAGACTGTATGTTAGCACAGACGTTATCCAGACTTGGTTCTTCGATATCACATACTATGACAGCTATGTTGATAGATGCCACAGTGATACTGACGTTGCCGGAGATAATATCGTGCCTGAGGATTTCAGCGTTGGCAACCCGGGCGGCTATCAGGTGGCTGGTTCAACTGACCTTGCACCAGATGGGATTGCGCTGTTTGCCACTGCCACTTATGCAGGAGAATCCAGAACTGGTTCTGTGAACTCTGGTATTTACTCCGGTGGGCAGAACCTTGTTGACTTCCACATTGATAATCCTGGCGTCGGTTCTATTCTTGACAGCTATGTTAAGAATGGAACAGCAACAGCGGTTATCAAATTACAACAGTACCCTTACAAGCTCAAGAACGGCCCTATAGCTGTTTCATTCTCTAAGTATCCAAGTTCTATTTCTGGCTATACCCCAAAAAACAATAAAATGCGATCGTCTGCGTTCGTTACTTGTTTTATGAGCATGTACGGACAGGAGACTGATTTCAACCCCGTGTTCATCACCGATAGCAAAGTTAATATTAAAGTTTCAGCTGACCAGACAAGCGGAACTATCAGTGCATTCGTTGAGAATTACAGTGATGGCTCTATTTCTACAATCTCTATGTTTGCTTCCATTCCAGAAAGTGGATGGAGCTACAACCAGTACAAAAATGATTACAATTTGCACAGCGGAAGTAATGCTATATACATCGAACGGCAAAAGAATGTGCGAGTAGGAAACACTGCACAAGCTGTTGTTGGTTCAGTCGGTTCAATAGCTGGACTTGCTGGAAGCGTCATTGATACTATGAACCCTATCACAGTGGCAACTGGCAGAGCTAATCAATCTATCCAGAATGTAACTAGCAATGCCAGCAATGTAATATCAAATGCAACCAAAGCCGCTATTCAGTTTTCTGGTATTGACGAGATTACACAAGACCTTGCCGCTATCTCTGAAAACTACAATGCGCCTGCAACTGGTGGCATGAGTGCTTCTAATGGCTACATTGCTACTGGCAAAACGGTGTTCTCCTATGGGTACAAAGTTCTTCCTAGAGACATTGTTGAACGTTGTGACAAATTCCTCACCGTCTATGGCTACAAACAGAGCGAATACAGAGCAATCAACCTTCATGCGAGAGCAAGCTGGACTTACATCAAAACCAATGGGTTGAATGCCAGTGGCAACTTCCCTGACGATGATATGAACATTATCAAACGTGCATTCAATAACGGCATATTCTTCTGGGTTTACACTGCAACATACGGAAACTTCGGGCAAAACAATGCTATTGTGTAAGGTGGTGATTATATGGCAAACTCAGCGGCAGAAACGCTAAAAGAATTTAAGTCTGCGTCAACTGCCAGCAATGCTGTATACGCTACCTTAAAAGTGCAGTATACTGGTTCATGGATGGACGATATTCAGCAGATTTCAACAATGTGCGGCGTACCTGTCCAAACTCTTTTACAGCTGAACCCTTGGCTGACTTCCAATAACTTTGTTGCCAATAACCACGACTATATAACAATCAAAGTGACCGCTGGTTCTCCACGCACTGGTGGCAGTAATGCCCAAAACAACGTCACTGGTTTTTATAGCACAGATGAATGGTTTCATCCGCTAGGCGTTGGAACATGGTACTGCACCACAGCATTCAGCTCTTCTCACTCTGGTATTGACCTCACTACTGGAACACCGGGTCAGATTGCTGGAAAACCTATCTATGCTGTAAAAGCTGGCACAGTTGTGCAAAGCTACTCTTCTACGTCTTGGGGATACACTGTTCTTATCAGACACGATGATACAAAAGACGCAGACGGAAACTGTTACTATACACGTTATGCCCACATGGAAAAGATTGGCCCATCTACCGGAACTAAAGTTTCACAAGGTGACCAACTTGGTACAGCAGGCAACACAGGAAAATCTACTGGCGCTCACCTTCACTTCCAGATTTACTTTACTTCTGCAACTCGCACAGACTACACTAACTTTGATGGTGGCAAAGTGAGCCACACTTTTAGTGTAAATCCTAACGATATCAAAGACTTCCCCGGAACACCTTATACAGAAAATCATTACAGCCAAGTTGAAATGCACAAAAGCCCTTACGTTACTGATGCTGATATCAAAGTAATACAGGGCGCGGCATCTGAGGACGGCACTGTTACGGAATCTCAGTTCAACGAAACAGTAAATGGAATCGCTGACAAAATCATTGCCGCAAAGAACGTTGACCCTTCCAGTGAGTTGGCAAAACTTATTAAAGACTACGTTAAAGCACAGTTGGACGGCATCAAAACAAATGCCGCTGGCTATGCTACTGACATACTCACAACTGGTGATTTCAGCGGAGTTCTTAACAAGTTCTGCTCTGACGTTGTAAACAATTCCATCTGGTACGTTGAAAACAAGATAAACAACCTTATCCAATATGCTATCTCAGTTGGACAACAAGCCGCACAGAATGAAATTAACCAAGCAAAATCACAGCTAAAAGACTGGATTGTAGACGTTACTAAGATTGACCGCAACTCGGAACTAGGCGTGCACACTCTGAATCTACTTGATTCTTATGTTGACACTATTGTTGCAAACGGTTGGCAAGCCGTTACTACTGCACTAACAACAGGTGATGTAAAACTAGCCACTGGTCAATTCTTGGAAGTAACCAAGAGACAGTCAATCGACTATGTTTGTGAACTTGGTTCTCATGCGCTAGCAAATGCAATTACTTCCTACATTGGTTCTCATTCACAAAGCACAGAACTTAACCAGATTGCCGCAGACTTAATGCCCGGCATCATCAACACTATGTGCCAGTCGATTGGCGGTGTTATGAAAGGCGACATCTCTATTGAGCAAGCGGCTAAAAACGTTCTGGTTCAAGTTGTATCAACAGTCGCTACCACAGTTGTTCAAAAATATCTGGTTCCAGTCGTATCTAACTGGGTTGTTACTGGTTTAACTAATCTTGCAATTAATATCGCTGGTTCACAGATAGGCGGGCAAATAGGTGCTGTTATTGCTGGCCCTATCGGTTATGTTGTCGGCGCTCTCGCCACTGCTGGTGTTAGCTGGCTTATCAACTCTATATTCGGTTAAGAGGTGATTCAAATGTACAATTACGATAACGAACTCGCAGACAAAGAAGCATCCCACGCCGCTTACGCTGACTATTACTTTCGTCTTAAATCTCTGGCTTGCACAATGTTTAAGTGGGAAGGACTGCCTGACAGTGTGAATGAACGATATCTCGAATATTGCCTGTTCACCTACGGTAAAGCTGTTTTCTTCAACCACGCAACCCGTGGATATATGTGCCTAAATGGCGCACTTCGTGGAATCAACTTCTACAATGAGCCTATGTATATCAGACCTATCAGCCCTGTGGAAACGTTCCACGAGTACGATATGAAGGACTGTGTGCTTATCAGAAACACTCCCGATATGTACCCGACTTTCCTTACTACTATCCGTTACACACGGGACTTATACGACATTGACCAGACTATCAAAGTCAACATCAGCGCTCAGAAAACTCCTGTCCTGATTCTTACTGACAACAAGCAGAAACAGACTGCACAGGCCGTTTATCAGAAGTACACTGGTAACACTCCTGTTATCTACGGCATGAAAGGCGCGTTTGACCCTAACAGTTTCATGGTTCTCCGCACAGATGCGCCGTTCGTTGCTGGTGAGTTGCAGGATATCAAGATTACAAAGTACAACGAGTACCTGTCTTTCCTTGGTATCGGTATGGCAGACTTTAAACGTGAACGGCGAGTAACTAACGAGGTGGACCAGTTCGACCAACAAGCTAATGCCCTAGCTAACATTGGTCTTTCTCAGCGAAAGCACGCTTGCAAACTTATCAATGATATGTTCGGGCTGAACGTGTCTGTGAGACTGGCTAATGAGCCCTACATCAGTGACGGTAACAAGTACAGCAAAAATGCTTCTACTATATCCTATGTGCGTGATCGTGATGGAGATGATAACGGGGGTGAGGGATAATGGCAACGTATACCATTGAACTTGGCAAACTGCTTTCTCTCGATGGGTTCGACATTGGCATGAAAGATTACCCACTTCCGTCTTTTCTCCGTTCTTATGGTGATATGCAGGCGTGGAGAGAAGCACTGAACCAGAAAATCATTAACCATTACTATTTCAATGAAATCTGCTGTCTGCCGCCTGACAGATTCAAGCTCTTCCTTAACAACACTCTTAACGAGAAAATGCCTTACTTCAATATGCTGTACGATGCTATGGCTGAGAATTGGAAGTTCTACACTGGCGGCACTCTCACTGAGGTTATCAAAGCTGACGGCACTAGTTCGGATAATGGTACGAAAACCGGTACTGATGTGCTCGCTAGGTCTGGTGTTGATACCACCAACAACAGCAGTTTACAAAACCAGAAATCTGACAGTTTTAACTTAGCTGTTAGTTCTGATACACCCGGCCAAATGCTAAACATTGAATCGGCCATTGCCAACAACACTTACGCCAACAATGCAGTAAAACAGAATAACAATGGAACATTCAGCGGAAACAGCAACAGTACCGATACCACCACTTATAACAGCAAAGAAACAACCACACTCGATGAACGCACCACAGCAGACAGACAGCACAATGACAACCGGAACAGAACTGTGTCTGGCTTGAACAACAAGTCTTATGCAGAACTATTCAAAGAATACTCTGAATCTGTACGCAATCTGGATTTAGAGGTTATCGACAGTTTGAAAGATTGCTTCATGGGAATTTTGTAAAGGAGTAAAACTATGGTCAACTTCATTAAGTCTGCTGACAGCAAAATCAAAATCAATGAAGATGTTTCCTACTTGCTGAACGATGCACTGCACGTCAATGCCGTGTTCACTGCTTCCGACATTGTCAAAACAACCAACCCTGTACTGCGTGTGAACCTGCCCAATGTTGGCAAGCACGCTGAACTGAATTGTTACGGTACCAGTTCCGACCAGGCGGCAACCGTCGCCGCGACCGTTAAGAACACCACCAGTTCTGTGGACGGCCTGCACAACATCACTATCCAGCTGGGTGCGGATACTGCTGCTGGTGCGGAGTACCGCATTGAGGGCTGGATTAAACTGCCCTGAAAGGGGTGATATTTATGGATTTAGTCTCGCTGGCTAAATTCCTGAGCGCCCTGCTTAGGTGGGTGCTCGACTACTTCCATCTGTAAAGGGGGTATCACTATGCCGCTTACTACTCTTACTCCGTTGCCCTTCCTGCCGATTCCGGGTAAGTTTGACCTGAACACTTTCCTTCCGGGTTCTAGCGACTATGAGATTCTGGCACGAGTTGTGGAAACCTACAACAGCGCTGTGAAACAGTTCAATGAAATTATCACCTTCTACTCTCAAATCGACCAGATAGAAGAAAAATTACAGAAACAGCTGGACGACTTTGAAAACAAAGTCAACACCGAGAACGAAGCATTTAGAGCTGATATCAATGCAAAAATTGAAAAGCTTGACAAAACCGTGCAGGAGTGCTACAATGAGATTGAGAAACTCATTAACGGTGACTATATCGAAACTTATGTACAGGCTCTTGCAACGTGGATTGACAACAACTTACAGGTAATGGTTTCCAAAATTGTGAAATACGTCTGGTTTGAAATCAACGAGGACGGCTATTTCATTGCTTGGATTCCTGATACTTGGGACTTCATTGACTTTGACACAGAAATGAACCCCGATTCTGAGGACTATGGCAAACTTGCCTTACTCTGGCAACCGGAAGTCGTACAGTAACTTTGACGTGTGATAGGCACTCTGCAATCCTATCGGGAGGGTGAACCAGGTGTTCTGGTTCAACGGGTGGACAGTTTATTTAATGAAAGGGGTTTCTAATATGGCTATTAAGAAGTATATTGGTGCTCGTTATGTTCCGAAGTTCATGGGCGCTTGGGATAAGTCCAGCGAATATGCCGCTCTGAGCGTAGTGTATACCAATGATCAGAGCTATGTCAGCCGCAAGACTGTTCCTGCAAACACTGAGATTACCAATACTGAGTTCTGGATTAAGAGCGCAGACTGGAATGCTCAGGTAACGCAGTACAACCAGAACGTTGAGCGGTATGAAAATGAAGTACATGGGTACGCTGAAACCGTAAACAGCCTTGTTGGCAAAACTGTGTACGCCTATAACACGAAGGACGACATGAGCGCAGACAAGCGCGTACAGCTCAATGACACGCTTATGACGTGCGGCTATGCAGAAGTCAACGACAAGAAGGGAAGTTTCTATAAAGCTGTTGCTACTACTAGTGCAAAAGCTATTGCACTTCAAAATGCCCTTTATGCTGAACCGTTTGAACTTACAGAAGCAAAGGATTCTGATATCGCAACTCCCCAGCAGTATGGTGCTATCGGTGACGGCATTGCTGATGACACTGCCGCTGTTCAGGCCGCGTTAAACAGCGATAAAGGCATTGTTGTTATTAAGGCTGGCACTTATAACGTTAAAACCACTCTCAGTATCACCAATAACGTGTGCGTCTATATGTCTAACAACGCAATCCTTAAAGCAACTGCTGAAATGGATAGTGTCATTTCCATTGACAACACCAACATACCAGGTGGTCCTACTGCACTGTCTAGCTACGTCCATTTCAGCATTAACGGCGGGCAGATTGACGGTAATAGCAAAGCCAAGTACGGCATTAAAGCAACACATTATCACCGCTCTTCCGTGAAAGGAATGAGTATCTTCGGGTTCACAACGCACGGCATTCACTGCAAAGATAAACCTAGTGAAACAGGGGCATATTTTACAGGTGAAAACTTGACTATTATTGGAAACAATTCCGATAATAGCATCGGTATCTATGCTCCTGGCAATGACGAAGAGTGGAATAAAGTGAGCGTTATTAACTGCAAACTTGGTTTCCAATGCGGTGCAAATCATATTATCACTGATTGTACCACTTGGCGCACGTCTAAAGACTACTATGAAGGCAGTTTTGGAATGCTCATTGGCGGAGATAATTGCTTTATTTCTAACTTCACTTGCGACAGCACAAACTTTTTTATGAACATTGGGCCGTCGGTGAACGCCGTAATAATTAACGGCCTTAACTTCGTTCAGTCCTTTACAGGTGTAAGCAAAATGATTGGCGTAACATTTGGTGCGGCTAATTCCAATTGCGCAGTGTCTATCACAGGCATCAACCAAGGACCAAATGATGTTGACGTTCTTATCAACGTCCAGAACGAAAAAAACACTATTATCGGGCGGTATGGCACTAATACTTACCCGCGGAATATCGCACCGCTAACCAACGCTTCCGGGTGCGGCAGATTCACTGAGACAAACATTAAGAATGTACTGGCCCGCCTTTCCAATGTAGGCATCACTGCAACATCTGTTATGGTGTTCGCTTGCGACCCCGCAGGACACTGCTGTTACCTGTTCTGGAATGGAACGAAAATGACACAAACTGACGTGGTTGCTGGCATTGCCACTAACAATAATGGCACAATCAGCAGTAGCTCCGGTAAGGTAGCTGAAACTGTTATGTGGTACGGCTAAATAATGAGGAGACGTGAGGAGCGTCTCCTTTTTATTTTTGGGGTATTGTGCGTTACGTTTGGTGTGTGCATAGTGTACGGCCCGGCTCGGTACAAATCGATAAGATTGTTAAAAATTTAACAAACGGGTATTCCCAACTAAGGCGGGAATTTTAACAGTTTCAACATAATTTTCAACACTCCTTTCTCGTGGTAATTTCCACGTTAGTACCCTGTACCACGGTACAGGATACCGGCCTAGAAATTACAAGTCAAACAGTAATTCGGCTTTTCGATATGTGAAGTGTTCCAACGGGTAATTAGAACCAGACTTGACTAACCAGATGGGCAATCCCTCTTCCAAGAGGTAGTTCATAGCGTCTGTTGGCGATTTGAACCGATTCTCAATATCGGGATAGAACGCCATATCAGGCTCAGCAAATACACGAGTATCCATGGTATAATAAGTGTTCTGCAACTGTTCAGCAGAATACTGGGTCAGCAGGTACTTGTATACACGGTGGGCCAGCTGTGGACCATTAAGACGTGCACTCATTTTACAGAATCCCCCTTTGCATCAATATATCCATCCATGTAATTCAATGCTTCATCCAAGTCTTTCATCGGATTTGACGGCATAGCAGTCTCAACTGCTGATCGTGCTACCGACAAAGCATTGTACAGCGTGCGCAACTCAGAATCTTTGTAGTTCTTTAGATACAACCTAATCATATCACAACCATCCTTTCAAAGTTGCGTACAGGTACAGGCCAAAGCATACAGCAACAGCCGCTAAAATAGGTGCGATACACTGGAAATGATACAGAGACATTTTTCATGCCCTCACTTTCTCGTGGTAGTTCCCACGTTAGTACCCTGTACAGCGGTACAGGATACCGGCCTAGGAATTACTTAGCATTATAACGATATTTACTGTCACCATCAATACGGCGAACTCTAATAAAGAATACATTATTGCGGACACTTGCCATACGGCTTGCGGCGGCCCATGCACGATTGATAGACGTGTACTGACGCTCACAACTGAACACACAACAATCATTTTCGGCAGACGGTACACAAACCATAAATTCTTCTGTAAAGAACTCGATACAATACCAATTTTTCATAGTGCACCTCTTATAATTACACAGTCGTAATAGAATATGACCAGCATTCTATACCATGTTGAGCAGTTGTTGCGGAACAGTCAACACGATAAAGAACTTCTAACTCGACGTTTGCATACCTGTCAAATGAATTGCGTTCAATATTAACATGACACTGTGCATCAGGCATGGTACGCAGACTATAAGATTCAATTTTCATAAAATACACCTCTACAATGTTACTTGTGTTCGTGGATATCAAACAAGGTCAACAATGATGGATTCTCTCCAACAATCACATTCTGTATCCCATCCCTTATTAACTATGCGCCATTTGTGACCATTGCACAAGTTGTAAGAACCAATGATATAACCATTTTGACCCCAAACATACATATTGCCATCATCAAACGACACACTGCCAACATCAATCAACTGGCAAATCAAATCCATCCGGTTGAACACTGTAACGGTAATAGACTGATTATACTTTTTCATAAATAACACCTCTTCAATGTTTCTCTTGTGATTCAATTTGTGGTTTATTTCCACCTTTATTGTATCACATTTCTTGTTGTTTGTCAAGGGCTTTCTTTGAACCTCTGTTTTGGACTTCTCTATGCCGTTCCATCTGATTCTCTGTTGTTCCCTCTTTCATTGTCTATATTATACCACTGTTGTGGTACAATGTCAACAGGTAATTTATACCAGTGTTGTTCTATTGCGTTGTTACAACACTGTATAATTGTACAACGCACTGTAGTAGACCATGTGGGAGTACAAAACTTTTTTCTCTGTATACGTAACGCA